GTTCATATACGAAAGCTGAACTGATAAGTAGATCATCAACAGTGATGGTCTTCTCTGCTACTGGTGGTGCGTTTTGGTCGTTACCTAGTATTGATTGCCCCGGTATATGGTACTCAGCTGCAGTTCTACCGGTGTAGATGAACTGAAGACTCTTACCATTCTTCAAGGTACGCTTCATAACTAAGTCACGAGCAATCGCATTATGTTGGAAGCCTTTAAATAGCTCTCCACTAAAGATCTTCAAATAAAGATCTCTGTTATTTGATGCGTTATATGAGCCAGTATCACCAACTCTACCTATAAAGGTAGGATTGGAATTGGCATTAGCATTTTGTTGTGCCATTTGTATGGATTAGGTTTTTATATATACGTTCTCAGCTGAAATTTTTTGATCAATTTGTTGTGGTCTATCCCACCGTCTAGACAGCTAATGGGTATCGGCGTACCGGCCAAAAGCCATAGGAAGAGAGAGTCCTACTCTGAGGTGCTCTCTCTCCTAGATTTATAAAGTAGTCAATGCTTCTTCTAAATCTATATCCTCATCAACACCAGGCGGTTGTATTTCACTAGGACTGGTATCAATAGGTTCTGTATGTTGCTCTGGACTTAACCAAGTCACAGAAGCTGTGGCGTTTTTACTTTGTTGTGCCATATCAGTTTCATCTGGATCTATTGCAAATCCCATCAGAAAGAATATTTCGCACCGAGCTTTGTGCCCCATGCGTTATCTTCTGATGTATCTGAATCAGCAGTTAATACTGATAATTCACCATAGAAATCAAGCTTATCTGTACCAGCTAGGCTTGCACCTACCTTGCCAGATAGTCTTGTATCTGAGTCAACGCCGTCAGTAGCGACGACTGCAGGACCACCTTGGATATAGTATCCAAAAGTATCAGTCCCACCTTCATAACCTACGTGGAGATCAGTTGTTGAACCTGTGTAATCACTACCAGTGAGTGATCCGTTGTTCTCTACATTTAGGTATACGCCACCGGCGAAAGCAGGAGCTGTCACGAATGTGCTCGCGAGGGCTAGTGCTAATGTTTTCATTGATAAAATTTAAGTAGTTTTGGTGTAAGGCACGCCGCGATACTTGAGGGTTACTTGCTTTTTTACTTGCATTTGTTTTCTCCAGTACCGAACCCCCGTTCCATGATTCGGTTTCATGCGTTCCATTAAGGAATGAACGGACGCGACTGCCTGTGGCTTCTTCTGATTTCGACTATCGAGCCGCCATGTTATTTATTGTTTAGAACCTTTCTTCTTTCTAGATGTTCTATCTACAAAAGATCCTAACTTTCTATTTGTTCCAGGGATCTTGACTTCATCAGCTTTTTTAAAAGCACTTTCAAATCCTTTTTGAACTTTAGCTTGCCAGCTCTTTTTTGTGTTACTCATAATTAAATGTTTATTTCTTTGGTGTTAATTTATATGCACCATAAACAGCTGCAAATAAAGCAGCAATAGTAATGAATTCCATAATTAGAAATTAATATCAGATCGATCTAATTTTTGTATTAAGTCCTGACGATATGCTGGGTCATTCTCATAACGTGAATCACTCATTGCTTGTACTACTTCAGCTTGACTTCTAAATACATCTCCAGATGATCGTGGTGCTTTACCACTTAACATCCTTCCTTCATATCCATTGACATTATCGTATTGAGCTTTTAATCCAGTTATTGCTAATTGAATAGCACTTGCATCTCTTGAACTAACAATTTGATCAAACGAATTCATCTGATCTTGGGATACATTATCTGTAGCCCAGTCAAGTAATTGATGATAACCTTTCTCGCCTCCAACAGAGTTTTGTATGGAATTAACTTGAGCGTCACTAATGTCTGTAACAGCTGCTGTGGTTCCTTGTGGAGCCATCTCCTGAGCTTTAGCATACATATCCATGTAGGTGTTAACTACATCTTGACTACTCATCTCAGAAAACTTCTGTAATGTCTCAGGTGCTAATGCTCCTGTCTTCTCAAATTCCTCAGCTGCAAGTGTTATAGCTTCAACAGCTGGGGTGATCTCCATAGGAGGTTCATCAGTTTGTTCAGAAGTAGTCTCTTCTCCTCCCTCTTCTTCTTCATCTGATCCTAACTTCTTCTGTAGTTCTATATAAGCTTTCTCTAATTCTTGAGCGTTCTCATATTTCCCAGCTAGAAGTTCATTGTTTTGTTCTTGTAATTGTTCGCCAACCTCTAGAGAATCTTGCTCATCTTGACTAAGACTTTCTGCTGATGTCTGCTCTGTAGTGTTGTCAAACGTGAATGTTTCTGTCATTTACTATTCTTGGGTAGGTGGTTGCTTACTGGGATCCATCATTGGAGAGCTGGCTAATTGACCAACTTGTTCCGTTAATGCCTGTGAAGCTTGTGCTTGTTGTTGCTGTTGAGCTTCCTCTTGTAGTTGTTGTTCAGTCTTGATTAAGTTCAATACGTCTATACCTTGGGCAGCAGCTAACCGTTTGATGTACTCACTAGGATTTACATATGTCATCGCTGCTTCTGGTCCAATGGTTTGAGCAAGAGTTGTGATGAATTGTGTGAGGCTCTCTCTATCCTGTCCTCTACCTAATGCATTAACTCCAGCAACTATCTGTGGTCTGACTATATCTTTAGGAATCTTGGGTAGTTGATTACTACGTTGAAGTATGTGGAGAGTCCTATCCAAATATGGAATAAGGAATTCTACTGTGAGCAAACTGAAGAGTCCTCCAAGTTGTTGCTCTAACTCCATCTGTGTGAGGCGTACCTCTTCAGCTGTAGTCCTTTCACTTTGCCTGACATTCAATATAAGGAAAGCATCACTGATTCTTCTTTCGATTGATTGAGCTTGCTCTGCAGCTGTTCTGAAATCGGCAGTCTTACCTACCTGTATTACAGCAACATCTTCTGGTCTACCTTGCACGATTGCTCCGTTTCCAGCGTCTGCAATGGTTTTTGGTTTAGTCGTGCTTGATGGAGACACGAGGAAAATTACTTTGCTAGCTGCACTAGCTCCCTCCACGAGGGATTGACTCAATCCTTCTAGTGATCTGATATCACCTAGAAATTCTTCTACCCTGCCACGACCATAGTCTTCTCCATCCACAGTATTAAATCTGAGGACTAGCCAGGGACTTGTGTTCTTTGGAGCTGTACTTCTTGTACCTTCAATGATTTTATCGAGGGCTTCTTGATGCCATGTCCAACGTCCACTCTTCTCATCTATCTTGACGCAGGTATATACCTCAACGTCTTTGTCATCAGTTCCATAGCCACCAGTGGTTTCATCAACAACAGAATTAGGTTGTTTAACTTCCTTTGGTAGATCTAATAACTTGCGACTTATAAGTTCCTTTGTGACAATCTCGATGACGTTCCCGTTTCCATCACGATTAACTACGTAACGGTTGAGGGGATAATGCTTGAGACCATCCTTACCCATATAAATTAAAGCATTCCCGCCTACTACTAGATGTTTGAGTGCTTGGTTAAGAACTACTCTGTCACTTGAAGCATTGATGTAATCCATTACCATCCTTTCCATCTTGGAAAAAGATAGGTCTAGTTCACTTCTTACTTCAGCAGGTAATTCTTCCCCAAGCTTATCGTCTCTAATTTGTAGCTTGAAGAATGTTGTTTGTGGTGGTAGTAATGCAAGACCTAACTTTGCAGATAGGTTGACTACTGACTTGGCTCCAACCGATTGCCAAGGTGTTTTAAGTTTACGATGGTTGGTATTAGTATCTTCTTTAATTAAATAAGGCAGCGTAAGTTCTGAACAATCAACTGCTGTGTCAAGGAACTGAGACCGATTAGAGGACAGCTGATTGTATCTTTCACGTGCTGTATTCATTATTGATTAAGTCCGCTAGAAGTTTGTGGTGTTACTGCTGGTGCAACTAGTCCTAGATCAGCTCCTGTTTGTTGAGCCTTCTGTGCTTGAGCATTAACGCCCTCTCGAACTGTCTGCTTCCGTTGCAAGGCTTGCTCACTTTGTCTTGTCTTTGTCTCTTCTGTTCTTTGGTTTTCATCGTCGACTCGTTGACCTTGCCTTCTTTGTATTCGGCTAATAGGTTCTGCTCCTCTTGTCTGATGTCTTGGTGCTTGTTGTTGTTGCCTATTACCACCACCAACAAATTTAGATATTAGTGGTATGAATGGTGCTATTGCAGCTATTGCTGGGGGGCACATTAGATTTCTTCCTCCATAATTGAGTTGATATATTCAATAACGCTGGCCTGTCCAGCTCTATACATAATTGATTCCATTGGCTCCTTTGGATGTACAGGTTTCCATCCAAAGTTATCTTCTAATCTAGTGATTAGTTTATCTAATCTATCGTTATGAAGTTTAAGCGTATTTAGGGAGATTGACATTGCTATGTTCAAAAAATGCTGGCATTCTTCCAGCTTTGGTGTCATTTAATTCAGGCGCCCTACCTTCGTACATAAGGCGATCGCTAGAATCTAGCCAAAATTTTTTGTCTAAATATCTATCCTCGGTATTCCTTCCTAAAGGCTGAAGAATCCAGTTAATGGTGGCCTTCCTAAGTTTATCCAAAGATTGACTATAAGATAAACCCAACTCACGACATACAAGGCTATGAGAGGCCACGTGTATCTGTTCGTCTCTAGAGATGTCGGCGCTGACAGTACGAGTACCAGCATCGCCATTAAAACGAAAGAACGGAAGAAGGACAAAAAATATTGCACGTTCGGCTACCAATGCTTTTAATACTGTGTGGTCTGGGTGATCTATCCAGGCTTGTCTGAGTCTGAGGGCTTCTGATTCAGATTTAGGGTCAACCCCAATTGAATTAGCAACATACCCAAGAGCAAGGTCATGATTAATCTCGTCTTTTACGTTTGATTCGAGTAGTTTTCTAGCGTTTTCGGGAACACCTTTTTCAAGTGCTTCCGTAATAAAGGAGCCAACTGGTAGCTCCATATGACGTATTGAGAGGGCACGTCTAACGGTTTCTTCTGCACCTTCTTTAATAACTCCTTTGGTGGTTTGAACTGGTGTCCATTTACGTTTTCTATTTAATAATTTGGTATAAGGGTCTTGTTTCATTCTTGACAATCACAGGTTAAAGGTTCATTTAAAATGTCCTTTAAGTAACCATCGACTTCATTCCAATCCATTGCTGCATATACATCAGTCTTGTCTTGTGTGTCGCCCATTACTTGAAGGCTGTAGTAAAGGGAGGTTTGCGGTGATAGCAACCACTCTTCCACAAATTCATTGTCATAGGTCACCATGTCGGACCATGAATTAAATGAGTATCCGTGAAGAAGTCCCGAAGCGTTGAGCATTATCATCATGCCGTCTGCTACACGCTTATAAACGTCCCAGCCAACTTCTGAGGCGATCTCAACATCGCCATATTCATATCTTTCAACTCCGAATGTACCAGAGTCACGATCTACTGATCGACTAATTGGGGGTGATATTTCAGGTGTAGCTGTATACCCATCTAAACTCTTACTTCTATAAGAACATGAGGCAGTAGGAGCAATAGTAAATGCTCGATCCATATTGTGATCTTCAGCTATTGCTGCTGAAAGATGTATACCTTTATATAACTCAGTAGCTATTAGACCAGCTTTACCTAATGCTGCATTGCCATTATTAACTTCATCTAAAGCATCAGCAAATTGTGCATAGGTTACTCCTTCTCGATGGAGGAGATTCGCGAGTCCAAGGCATCCAAGTCCGACTTGACGGTCCTTTTCGGGTGACAAGTACTCTCCAGATTTTCCAACACCTGTCCTGCCATGGAGATCGCACAACTCCGACATACCTTTAACGTAAGCCTGTTGTATTTGTCCGATTTGACAGGCACTGAGATTGACATGCTGTAATAAGCACGTTCCTCTGTGTGGGAGCATGATCTCAAGGCATACGTTTCCGTAGATTCGTTTTCCATTGTTGTCGTATTTGAATTTTGTTAGCCAAATATCACCACTCTTTATTCCTAATAAGAGGGCTTCTTTTACCTGATCAGATGTACTTTCCCATGCTCCCTGATCAAGGTTGACGCACCTTTTGATCCAGGGGAGTTCATGTCTGGGAGTTTCAATAAACTCAAGAATATCGGGATGTGTAATATCCAAATGAGCCACCACGGCACCATTTTTATATACACCCCCACGTCTGAGAGTTTCATTTAATGTTGAATAGATTTTTGCAAAAGATATAGGTCCAGATGCTGTTAATCCTTTCCCATTTTCATGTCCTCTAGGACGTAGTTTTGATAGATGTACTGCACATCCAGCACCT